TCAAGAAGGGAAAAAATAGAGTGGCTGCGACACGCCGCGATCGCCGCGCTGGCGGACCGCAAAGGTACCGCCCGCGACCGCCGCATTAAGGGCAGCATAGTCGGTCGCACTGATCGTCAGGCTGGGACTGGTACAGTCCCAGCTCGCGGCGGCGCTGCTGCCGCTTCCGAAGGTGACAACGTAAGCTTCGCTCTGCTCGTTAAGCGGCAGTTCGATCCCGTCGGGCCAGGACCAGCTGCCACGCGATCGCCTGGTCCATTCCAGCACCAGGTCTCCAGTTGCGCTGGTGCGGCGGCGCGGATGCACCGGGGCCAGCGGGCGTGAGCCAATGCCGCGAAGCGCGATGGACGCTGTCGCCGGGGCAGTGTCGGCCAGTCCAATCGCTGCGATCACGGTGGCTGATGCGTCACCCACGGCGGCGGGATCAAGGACTGTACCGCTTCCGTCGATCAGCACAAACCGCTCGCCTGCTGTGTGCCCGGCTACAGCGCCTTCGGTCCCGCCGCGTCCGCGCCACAGCCCGGTCAGGCGCCAGCGCCCGCCGCCTAGCGGCTCCGCCTTGGCAAACTGGACCACCTCATTGCCAATTGCCGCCCGGTTCGCTCCCATTGCGAGCTGCCGCATGGTCGCGTCGACTAGCTGCAGATCATTCCCGACCAGCTCGATTGTGACACTCGACTGGCGGTCGAACAGCAGAGGCGAAGCGCTGGGCAGTGCGCCAACAGAGCTCCCGATGGTTGCCCGGGTGCGGCGGGCTGCGCCGAGGAATTGCAGCGCGCCATCACCCTGATCGACATAAAGGCTCGCCCCGCTCCACGCTGCACTCGCCGATGAAACCGCGGCGAGCAGCAAGGGCACCGGGGTGGCGCTGTTGCCATCCCACGGTAGTTCGAGCGCGGCGAGTTCGCTTTTCGCCATCGCTTCATCCGGGGCCGGGTTGGCGCGGCCCGGATCGGCGGGCGCGGAATTTGCCGAGGCAGCGGAAAGCCGGGTCAGGCCAAGATCGATGCCTTGGTCGTGCCATTCCCAGCCACTGACACGCCACAAGCCGGGATGATCCGGTACCTTCACGGTCGCGCCCGGCAGGACGTCGGGGTGGAGCTGTGTCACCCGCCAAGATATCGACTGCCGCGCCCACTGCGCGCGCCTCGCGGCATTTTCGACGAGCGACCTCGCGGCTCCTGCATCAAGCGCGGCGGGCAGCTCGATCGAGCGCGGCTGGCCCGGCTGAGGACGACCAGAGGCGCGCTGCGCGCCCGGCTGGTAATCGCGGTCGACATCGTAGTAGCGCAGCACTGACACGGGCTGCTCGGTTTGCGGGGCGCGCTTGCGAGCAAAGCCTGCATTGCTGCCAAAGTCCTCGCGCTTGGTCGAGGTTGCGGCTTCCGGCAGTTCAATCGGCGCAGTCTGGATGCGGTCCGGACGGATCGTCAGCAGCGTACCGCAAGCATCGCAGTCGACCGGGAACAGCGGGTCCAGCATGGCCAGCAGCTCATTGATCGATCCTTCGTTGGACAGGCCGCTCACTCCTTCGAGTGGAACATCGGCATCGATGTTGTCGACCACCTGGTCGAGCAGGTTGGCCAGAGACAGCACGCCCTCGTCGCCAAACACTTCGAACGACAAGGTGGGAATGCGATTGCCGAAATCCGCCAGCTGCAGGTCTTCAAACACCGCATAGGCCATCCCGCGATAGGCCGGGTTGCGGCCAGCGCCCTCGGCTGCAGCAAGCAGCGGATCAGCCGCCTGGTCGCCGCTGCCGCTGTGCAGCCGGAAGGTCCCGCCAACCTTCATGTCGCCGACCGCACCGCGCACCAGCTTGCCGTCCGCCCAGATTCGTCCCACCGACAGCAGCGGCCGGCTTGAAAGAGCCACGGCGAAACTGGCGGTATAGGTAAAGTTCACCGAGGCCGCGCTGCCCTTGCCGTTGCTGTGCTTTTCGCGGTGTTCGATCAGGTCGGTCGCCCAGATGATCTGCCCGGCCACCCGCATCCGCCCGAAATGCCGCGCGATCGGCATCCCGTAGCTTGAGGTGGTGACCTTGAGCTCACTGAGGCGCGGGCCTTCGCGGTCGCCCGGCCTGAAGATCAGGCTGTCGATCTGCCGGCCGACGAGCGCGCCGACCGTCGAGCCAAGGGGGCCGCCGAAATACTGTCCGACCGCAGAAAGGATCAGGGTTGCCATGAAAAATTACCTTCGGGTTCGGCGCAGGCGCCAGTGCACGGCAATCGGTCCCGCCGGCAATTCTGCGCTGATCACGACCCGCCGCAAGCCGGCGTGGGCGTGGATCCAGCGGCCATCGCGCAAGGCGATGACGAGGTGGAACTGGGCAGGTCCGGGCTGCAGGATTACGCAATCGCCGGGGCGAACGGTGCTGCGGGCTGCGCTGAAACCACAGCTCTGCGGTGATGGCAGCCACAGCGACAAGTCACGGAGCCGCCAAGGATAGCCGCTGGGCAGGCTGACCGGCTGCCCCGCCCGCGCCATCGCTGCACCAAGCAACCCGATACAGTCGAGCCCGGTGGCCGGATCGCGCCCATGGAGCCGGAACGCAGCGCCCTCCAGCGTTTCGGCAGCGCGCGCGAGGCGCAGCGGCGTCGTCATTGGCTGGGCACCGGGTAGCGCGTGATCAGGTCATTGCCCGGCAGAAACGGTTCGCCCTGGAAATTGAGCGCATTGGCAAAGCGCGCGGCACAGGTATCGAGCGTGCGGTCGCAGCCCTCGCGCATTTCGACGACTGTTCCCACTGGCGGGGCGCTATCGAGGGGCGTGGACAGGACCAGACCCCCCGAGACCATGGCCACAATGTCGGTCGTCTGCCCGGCATAGGGACCGCCGAGCCAGCGCAGCGAGCCGCCAACGAGGTTGGAAAGCGGGGCGGTTGTGCTCACGGTCACTGCGTTGCCGGTAGCATCGAAGCTGGCAATGGTCCCGCGCTGCGTAAACCGCGCGGCCGAAAGCGTGCATCCCGGGCCGCAAAAGACAGCGCGGCATGACGGGCTGGTCCGCGGCACCGGATCGCGCTGCAGTTCGGCTTTGCGGCTGACCAGGTCGGCGGTGAACGCCCCTGCTTCTTCGGTCACCGAGCCGATCGAACCACGATAGATCACGTGGCGCTCAAGGCTTTCCCAGTCGACCACGCCGATCAGCACTCGCGCGCTGTCGAAGCGCCCAATGGCAAGATCGAAGGCGCTGATCGAATCATGGCTTAGCGCGCCTTCGACTTCGGCACTGTCGGCCTCGAAACCGGCCGATCGGCGGATGGCGGAGGGCAGCATGCCCGGCGCGGCGCGGTGCGAGAGGCCATCGAACCACAGGTCCCTGTCATGCGTGGTGAAGCCAAGCGTCACGCCGTCGCGGCGCAGCACGCGCCAGAACGTTGCCGTCGTTTCAAGCGCCTCACTGAACCAGACCCGGGTCACGAAGCGGCCTCGCGCACTTCGATCACCGGCACGCTGGGTGCCTCGCCCGCAGCGAAGACCGCCCCGGCCACTTCGAGCTTGTCTTCGGCGAAGCGCACCGGAACGTCGAAGGTGAAGCCGGCGCGCACCACCTTGCCGCTGGCGGGCGGCGCGATGAAGGTCACCACGCCGTGCTCGCCAAGGATCCATGCGGTCGTAGCGGCGCCATCGATGCTGATCAGAATCGAATCGGCATGCGGCCGGGTAATGCGGCGGGCTTGCGCCGCATTACCATCGCCATAGGTCTTGAGCAACGGGAAGTCGGCCGTGATCCCGTCACCTATGCCCAGCGTCTGATCGGTCGCGGCGGGCGGTCCGGTCATGGCGTTCGAGCTGTAGTCGGTCGGATCGCGCAGCCGGAACCCGCGCGCGGCACCGCGGCGCGCCCGGAAGAATGCCAGCAACACGCCGAGTTCGGCCTCGGAGCGGATGCCGGGGCCGACGTCGAAGCGCAACCGTGCATTCGACCACAGCGAATTGCGCCGCTCGAACCCAGAGGCGGTCACGGCCACGCTGGTCGAGAATTCGGGCATCACGGTCGCATCGCGGCCCAGCGCGAGCGGATAGGGGACATCGTCAAAAGGCAGCATCTGGTCCTCGTCGCTGGCAGGGGGGAGATGGACGAAACCGTCGCGGGAGACTTGCGGCAGCGCCCAGACAAAACACTCGTGCGCGCCGCGTGCAGCAGCCTCGCTCAGACCTTCGTCGACCCGCCGCCAGGCATCGCTGTCGCCGGGGGTAGGGACGTAACCTGCCAGGTAATCCTGCGCCGACGGAGGATAGCCAAGGCGCGCATCAATCGCGGCATAGGCTGCGCGGCGAAAGGCCTTGGCTCCCGCGGTCAGCCAGTCGTAATCCTCGACCTGCAGCCGGTCGAACGCCGGGCTGGCCCACCCGGTCGGCAGGTTGGCGCGGCGCTGTTCGGGCATACGCGGGTCGAGCACGGTTGGCAGGAACGCGAGCAGCAGGACTTCGGCCGAACCAGGTGCGGCGGCACTGCGCACCGCATCACGCAGGGCCAGGGTGGAACCCGCAAGGACTGCGCCGACTGCATCGAGCAGGCTGAGCTGTGCTGCGCTGAGGCTGGCCTTGAGGTCAGGAATTGCCACCGGATTGCCGCCGAGCGCAGCCTTGGCGGCATCGTCATAAAGGCAAGGCCGCCCGTCCGCCATGACCCACCACCACGGTTCACCGATCTGGCAGCGGACCGGAAGGACGGCGGTCTTCATCAGCTGAACGAACCCGGCGGCAGCACTGCGCAGCCACGCCATCGCGGCCGAACTTGCAGGCGAAAGCAGCGCCGATGGCGGATCCCACGCAGTGCGCGCCGCCGTCCCGTCAAATGCGCGTTGCTGCCAGCTTGCAGGGCAATGCTGCGCGAGCAATTCGTAACTCAGCGAGGCAATCGGGGCGAAGCCTGCGGCCTTGGCCGAGGCGAAGAAATCGCGGTGCCAGGCCTTGGCCGGGGTGCACAGCGGGTCGCCGCTGGTCGGCACTTCGAAACCGCCGCCGGCCGCCGCCAGCCGCATGAAGTGGCTCATCCCCACGTAGTGCAGCAGGCTGCCGCGATAGCCGAGCTGCAGCGCATTGCGGATCAGCCGCGCCGGGGCCTGGTTGCAGCTGTCGTCATAGGCGGTGGCAATCGCCACTCCGTGCGGCGGCAGCACGACATCGCCCACTTCCAGCATGGCCCCGCGGCCCTCGCAGCGAATCTCGGTCAGTTCGGCCCAGCCCTCGGCAGGCGCTGCCAGCGGGGCAGTGCTGCCTGCGACATAGGCCGGCGCGACAAGTGAAATGAACATCCGGTCGATTGTTGCCGGATGCACCGGATCGGCGTCGCCAGGCAGCACATAGCCGCCGGCCAAGGCAGAGAACTCAAGCGTGATCCGCGCGTCAGCGGCGCTGCCTTGCGCATAGTTCCACAGCCGCACGTACCAGGATCGCGCGGTGCCGTTCGCATCTCGCCCCTCGATCGTCAGGGTCGGGCCATTAACGGCATTAAGCGCAATGACGCCGCCCGAGCGCCAGCGAAAGCGCAAGGTGGTGCGCGAATAATCGCGGTCGGTCTTGTAAGCGAGCAAGGGGTGGTCGAACCGGTCGACCGAATCCCAGATGATCCCGGCAAGGTCGCCCTCGCGCAGGAACACCGTATCGACCCTCAGCGCATCGGGCGCGGTCGTGGTCAGTGCAGCCATCATCGGGCGCGGGAAGTTGATCGTCCAGAAGCGCGGGTCGAAGCGCTGGATCCAGTCGCTTTCCTGTCCTTCGCGAGAGACGGCGAGCCAGCAGGCCATGAAGCGGTTCCTCAGTTATCGATGAGCGCGCGGCGCACGGCGCTGGCGACTTGGCGGCTGGAGCGTTGGAGCGCTTGCGGCGCGCTAGTCCCGGCAGGTGCGGCGATCTGGATTGAAACCCTGACGTCGCGGGCCGCGCCAGCAAGGCCGGTTTCGATCCGCCCGGCACTCGTCGGCATGAACAGTTCGGGCCCGCGCTCACCGACGATGTAGCCGCGGCCCGGAGCTACGGGACCGCCGGTGGCCCGCCCGGGAGAGCCGAGCAGCGAGGTCAGCAGGCTGCCAAGGGTGCCAAACAGGTTGCCGCCACCGCCGCTTTGGCCTCCGCCGCCGCCGCCGCCGCCCAGTCCCATCGAATTGAACAGGTTGCCCAGCGACCGCGACGCGATCTGGTCGATCACGCTCATGGCAATGCGGCGCAGGTCTTCGAAACCGATGCTGCCCTTGCGCAAGGCGCTCACAAGCCCGCGTTCGAGCACATCGCCGGCGCGGGCGAAGCCATCGACCAGCGTGCCGTCGAAGCTGCCGCGCATCGCCGCAATGTCGCTGGCGAACGCCTGGGTATTGGCGCGGACGTCGATGGTCAGGCTATCGACTGTGCTGGGCCCGGAATTAGCCATTGTCTTGCTCCATCATGCGTTCGAGAACGGTGCGCGCGAGGCTTTCCTCGGCGCCAGCAAAAGGGGCCAGGATCGCTGCGAGTTCGGCCGGGGTAGCGGCCCAGAAATGGTCCGGACGCCAGCCGAGCAACCGCGCGGAAAGACCGCCAAGCCGGGCCGCGCCCGGACCGAAGTGCCCGCTCATGCGGCCTCGTCGGTGGAGCCTTGCAGGATCTGGCCAAGCAGCATGCGCAGCGGCTTGCTGGCTTCGGCAAGACCAAGGGCAAGCGCCGCGCTGCCTACCGCGTCACGGTCAACTGCGCTGCGATCGGCCAGGCAGTGCCAGAACAGCGCCGCCATTTCGGCCAGCCGCAGTTGCCCTGCACCGGCGCGCTCAACCAGCGCGAACAGCGGACCAAGTTCGTCTTCGGCGGCCACCAATGCGGCAAAGGTCGGGCGCAGCAGGCGCGGTGTACCAGCAACGACCAGTGCAGCTTCGCCGCGATAGGGGTTGGCGGTCATGCCGGCACCACCGCGCCCGAACTTTCAAGCTGCAGCGTATAATTGCGCTCGCCGTTGAAATCGCCCGAGTAGTCGAGCTTCTGAACGAGGAACTTGCCGCGCAGCTTTTCGCCGCCTTCGAAGCTCAGCTCGTAATCGTCGATGGTTCCCGACATGGCATTGGCGCGGACCTGCGCTTCGGCCGCGCTGCCAAGGAAGATCCCCGCCGCGCTGACCGAGACCGAGCGGACCCCGGCACCTGTGAGGAGCTCGCGCCAGCCGACGCTGTCCTTGCTGGTGATGACCACGGCATCGCCGGAGATCGACATCTGGGTGGTGCGCAGGCCCGCAACTGTCTGGTAGACCGATGGGGTCGCTCCATTCGAAATCTTGAGCAGAAACGCGCTGCCTTTCTGGGCGGCCATGGTGTTCTCCTTGGATGAAAATGAGGGTTAAGCGGCGAGCACGCGGAAGCGGTATTCGAGCAGCACTGCGCGGGTATTGGCGGCGCGCATTTCGGACCGGGCGCGCAGGAAGGTGACCGAGACGACCTGACAGGTACTTTGGTCTGCGGGCAGTGCGGCGATACGTGCCTCGATTGCCGCAACCAGGTCAGCAGCGGCACCGGGCTGGTCGCCGCGGCAATGCAGCTCAAGCGCGACACGCACTTCGCGGCCCGCCACTTCCTTGGCGCTCCAGTCCGCGCTGGCCGAGGCCGATATGGCAAGCCACGGCAAGGCTGTCCGTAACGGGGCTTCCTCAACAATGGCGTTGAGCTGTCCGGCAAGCGCCGGATCGGCGCTGAGCCAGGCCAGCAATGCTGCGCGCAGGGTGATTTCCATATCAGGCTATCCCTTGGTGAATTGCGGCCAGAGCAGCGCCGCCTTGCGCCAGCGGGCGGCGGGGTCGGTGCGCGCCAGGCGGAGTTCTTCGGCGCGGGCCTCGGCGATCAGCCGGACCTTTTCGACCAGCCGCGCGGAAAGTTCGGCAAAGCTGTCGCTCATGTGAGCCGTAGCCGCCGCCACGGCCGCCACAGCGCTGCGACTGCCGAGGGCGGCCACTGTGCGGTATCGGTCCCGCCTTCACGCGATCGGTACTGGAATGCGGCGAGGCGCAACACTCCGTGGCGCAGGCCTTCGGGGAGCGTTGCCCAGTCGGCGACGAGTCCGGCTGAGAACCGCACGACGATGCGCCCCGCGCTGCCCGGATTGTTGACCCGGACCTGGCCCGTCCCGTCAGCGCCGAGATCGATCTCGTAGCTGCTGACGGGCAAGGCAAACCGCGCACCGTCGGCGGGGAGGCCATCAACCCCGGCAATAGCTTGAACCGGGCGCGTTGCCAGGACCTGCCAGTCAGCGCTTGCCGTAAGCACCTCTTCGCAATCCTGGCGCAGCGGCATGGTGCCGGTGAAATGTTCGCAGGTCTCCAGGCTGGTGCGCAGCAGCTGGGTCAGCTGGGCATCGTCTTTCGAAATCGATATGCCGAGCCAATCCTTGAGCTCGGTCAGCGCCGCCGGGGCGATAGTCGCGGGCGTAACGACGATCCGCTTCATGCGCGTTCTCCGTGTGGCAATGTCGGGAAAGAAAGAGGGTGCCCGCACCTCCGATCCGCTCGTCCTGAGCTTGTCGAAAGATGCGGGCGCGGCTGCGGCGGCCAAGGGAGGCGCCGCCGCAGCGGGCAGATTACGTCGAGATCTTCAGGACCTTGATCGCATCGCTATCGAGCACCTGCCCGCCAATGCGCTTGGTCGCGTAGAAGTTGACGTAAGGCTTGTTGGTGTAGGGGTCGCGCAGGATCGACGTTTCCCGGCGTTCGGTGATGATATAGCCGTTGCGGAAGTTGCCGAACGCGATCGGCAGGGCATTGGCCGCCACATCGGGCATGTCTTCGGCTTCGATCACCGGATAGCCGAGCAGCCGCGCCGGGGCATTCTCAAAGATGCCCGGCTGCCACAGGAAGGTCCCGTCGGCGGCCTTGAACTTGCGCACCGCAGCCAGCGTCTTGGTGTTCATCAGGAACACCGCGCCCTGGCGGTGACCGGCGCGCAAGGAGTGGACCAGGTCGATCAGCACCAGTTCCGGGGTGATCCCGAAGCCGGCGGCATTGCCGGTGACGGTGTGCTGCAGCGTGCCGAACGCGCGGGCCGCATCGGCGGTCAGCGCGGTCGGCTGCTGAAGGAAGCCCTTGGGCTGGTTGGTACCGCTGCCATTGATGAAGGCGGCACCTTCCGAGCGGGCAAATTCGGTAGCGATTTCGTCAGCGAGCCATGCCTCAAGGTCGAACGCTGCATCGTCGAGCATCGCCTGGCTGGCCGAGGGGTTGGCGTAAAGCTCACCCATCGGCGGGACGATTTCGTTGAACTTCGACGTCACCGTTTCGGGCCGCGTGCCGGTTTCGCTGACCCAGCCCGAGTTGGCGGTGCTGTTGGTGATCAGCTTGCGATACCCGGCGGTGCCGGTCTGGACGATCTGCGCAACCCCGCGGATCGGGCTGATGGTCTTGAGCTGCGCGGCGATCATCGCGTCGATCTCGCGCGGCACGGCATAGCCGCCGTCACCGGCAACCGCGCCGGTCACCGACTTGAGTTCGCTGGTCTGGCCAAGGCGCAGATAACCGTCGACAAAGCCCTTGAGTTCGCGGCTGGGCTGAGCCGATCCGTCAAGCGCCGGGCGGGCGGTGCGGACCGCGCGGTCGAGCCGGCCCTTCACTTCCTCGATGTCGCTGCGCAGCGCGCCCAGCGCCTGGTCGGCGGCTTCCTGCCGGGCGACGATATCGAACGAGGCGTCAAGCGCGGCCTCGGCCGGAATCTGGGATGATTCATGATCCATGGATAATAACCTTTCAGGTGGGGGACAGGTACTTGGGTCTTCAAGAATTCGGCGGGTCTTCAAGCAATCAGGTGCACCCGCGCGCCGTGCTGCATCGGGTGCGAGACGAGGCTGACCTCGAACAGGTCGACATCGGTGAGGTCGCGGCCGTCCACGGAGCGGCTGAAGCCGCGGGCGCGGTAGCCGAACGACAAGCCCGTCACCGCGCCGCGCTTCAGTGCCGCTGCCGCGCCGCCTTCGGGGTTGTCGATCGAGGCAATCACCTTGAGGCCGCGCTCGTCTTCACCAACCTCGTCGATCCACCCGATCCGCTGATCGGGGCGGTGCTGCCAGTAAAGCGGCAACGGATCGCGCCGTTCGGCCAAGGTGCGCTTAAACGCGCCGGGACGGATGATGTCGCGGCCCGCATCGCGCTTGTCGAACAGGGCGGCATAACCCGCAAATTTGAGGGCGGTAGGCGCGGCACCGCTCATTTGAGCAGGTCCGCCATGCCGGTGCGAAACACGATGCCGAGCAGCAGCAGCGCGAGCATCCCGCGAACGACCCAGGCGACTGCCGCCTTCCACGCCGAAGCCTTGGCATCGCGCCAGGCCTGGAGCAGCTGGCGCAGTTCGCTGAGGTCAGCCAGCGCGGCGGGATCGTCGAGCCCCATGCGCAGCAGCACGCGTTCGGCGCCCAGTTCGCTCGCCTCCTCGATGATCGCACGCAGCGTCACCAGGTCGGCGCCTTCGTCTTCGGCCTGCGCCACCAGCCGCGCCACCATCTCGTTTCGGTTCATGATATGTTCTCTCAAGCCTTCGCCGCAATCCCGAGCATGCCGCGTTTCTCTTCTTCGCTGAGAAAGGTCGCCGCGCTGACCTGGTTCCACAGTGCGGCGCGGTCTTCGGCGAGTGCCGGGACCCGGTCGAGGTCGATCGCCAGTCGCACCTCAGGGAACCAGGTAACCAGCCCTTCACCAAGCGCGGCAAAGATCTTGTCGGCCAGCGGCAACAAAGTGAGCCGCCACAAGGCGCGGTTGGCTTCGCGGTAATTGGCGTAAGTCGCATCGCCGGGCAGACCGAGCAGCATCGGCGGCACCCCGAAAGCGAGCGCGACATCGCGTGCTGCGGCGGCTTTGAGCTGGGCAAAATCCATGTCGGCCGGCGACAGGCTCAGCGATTGCCACTTGAGCCCACCTTCGAGCAGCATCGGCCGTCCGGCGTTGGCATGCCCGGCATAGGCTTCGGTCAGCTCGGCCTTCAGCCGCTCGAACTGGTCGGGCGAAAGTCCACCGCCATCGCCCGCGTCATAGACCAGCGCGCCCGATGGCCGCGCGGCGTTCTCGAGCAGCTGGCGGTTCCAGAACCCAGCGGCATTGTGCGTCGCCACCGCCTGGTCCGCCGCGGCAAGGCAGCCCGCACCGTAATGATCGTCGGCCGGGTGGAACGATTTGATGTGGATGAAGTTGGGCGAAGCGTTTTCATCGAGCAGCGGGATTTGCAGCACCTTGTCGCCGAGCTTGTAGGCATAGCCGCTTGGCCAGCCATCGCTCCCGGCAATCACGCTCATCCGCTCAGGCCGCAGCGCGAACAGCTCGGCCGGGCGGCCCGCGCCGTCCTTGATCAGTTGCACATAGGCATTGCCATGCAGCAGCAACTGGCTCGCCAAGGTTTCGAGCAGCGATTGCCCAGCGCTGGTCGCCTTGACCAGCGCAGTCAGTTCGGGATCGGTATCGACCAAGGCCGCCCCGCCGATCCCCTCCGCCACCAGCCGCACCGCGCGCTGCGCCACCGGGTTATCGAGATAGGCGCGTTTCACTGCCAAGTTGTATTCAAACGGCGTGCGCGGATTGCCGAGATCGGCATAGAGCCACGGGGAGGTGAAGGAGCGCGCAAGGGGGACGTGACCGCCTCCGCCTTTGAAGGCGGCAGCCAGCGATTGCAGGAAAGACATTCGAATACCCCTCATAATCAAACGCAAAATCCGTTCGTGTCGAGCCCTTCGGCAGGCTCAGGATGAACTGCCGACTTTGTCGTCAGTCGAGACACCGCAAGTGTTTCGACTTCGCTCGACACGAATGGAACGAAGTTAGGTCAACAGAATCCGCGGCTCACCCCGCCGCCCCAGCAGCAACTCGCTCAGCCCCCAGACCAGCGCATCGGCGCGGTCGGGGGATCTTCCGGGGCCTTCGTAGCGTCCGCCCGCAATCAGCCCGCACAGCTCGTCTTCGAGCTGTGGGAAGATCCCGGCGTGGCGGACGCGGCCGACTTCGTAGAGCGCCGCGACTGGTTCAGCGCGGGCGACTTTGCCGCGGCTCGCGTGAACCAGCTTGAGCGGCAGCGAAATCTCGGCGGCGCGCAGAACGCTCGCCACCATCGCCCCACCCTGGTTGGCTTCGGCGACGACGCGGTCGGCGGACCAGGCCTCGGCAGCCTGCGCCACCGCGCGGGCCCACCGCTCAGGACTGGCCTTCTCGACCGTGCAATCGGCGAGCACCCGGGCGATTCCATCTTCACCCAAAGCACAGACCACGATCCCACAGGCGTCGCCGGTGGCCGAGACAGGCGGATCGACTGCGACCACGACCCGCACTGGCGGGCTTGATGCCGCAGTTTCCCGCGCTGCCTCAAGCATGGCCCGCGTCCACAGCGCGCCTTCGACATCGGCGATCATTTCGCCGTCGAGCTCTTGCCGCCCGAGCGACGTTTGCCCGTACTGCTTCTGTACAGAGCGAATGAACCCGCGGGCCAGGTTGGCCCGGTTGGCAAAGGTCGAGCCGCGTGTGGTGGCAACATCCCCGTCGGCCAGCAGCCGCTTGACCATGGGCACCGCGCGCGGCGTGGTGGTTACGACCACGCAGGGCAAATCGCCCAGCCGCAGTCCGAGCTGCAAGTTGTCCCAAGCTGCTTCGGCGCGGCCGCCAGCGTGGACCCATTTCGCCAGCTCGTCGCACCACGCATGGCTGTGTTGCGGCCCGCGCAGCGATTCGGGTTCACCGGCCGAATAAAGCGTGGCCTGCGCGCCTGACGGCCAGGTCAGCCGCCGCCGCGAAGGCTCGAATTTGGGCCGCTTGCCGCGCGGCGCGATGGCGAGCAGTCCGCTTGCACCCTCAACCATGATGTTCCGCGCTTCGGGGAGCGAGGCTGCAACCAGCGCGATCCGCGCGCCGGGGTTGGCCTCGGCGACTGCGCGAACCCATTCGGCGCCGGCGCGGGTCTTGCCGAAGCCGCGCCCGGCCAGGATCAGCCATACTGTCCACGCGCTGCCAGGCGGAAGCTGCCCGGCATGCGCCCACAGCTGCCAATAGTGACGCAGGCGCTGGCGCTGCTCGGCCGACATGCCACGCAGCAAGGTGCGGCGCTTCGTCTGCGGCAAGGCGATCAGGAAGGCGGCGCGTTCAGCCGTCGATTTGCGCATCGGCTGCTCCCGGCCCAGACGCGCCTTGCGAAAGCGGCAGCGCCGCATCGCCGGCCAGGCTGCGTTCGCGCATCTCGTCGATCATCCGGTCGATCGAATCGAACACCGCCTGGTCATCCTCTTCTTCGGGATCGATCCGCTTCTGGGCCGCGATCGTGGCCTTATGCGCGGCCAGCAGACGCAGCGCATTGGCGACATCAAATTTCTTGTCCGGGTCGGCAGCGCGCAGATGGCCGAGCACTTCCATTTCGAGATGCTGGTAGCCTTCGACCAAGGCATCGTGCCAGGCTGCGGCAAAGCGGGGATCCTCGCGCCGGGTCTTATAGGCCCGGCTGGTGGCAACTCCGGCGCACGCAGCGCTGGCGGTGACATTCGAAGATTCGGCCAGCTTTTGCAGGAAATAGGTGCGCCAGTGCTTGTCGATTTTGCCTTCGACTTCCTGCTGACGCTGCTTTGGGGTGAGAGTGGTGGGCTTGCGGCGCGCTGCTTTCGTGCGGACCCGGGTTACGGAAGCCTCGGGCGCAGGGGTGGCTTTGCTCAT